GCGGGTATTTACCGGCCGTGCCCGCGGATCAGCTCATAGCTTTCGCCTGCCTATCCTTGAAGGCCCGCAGCACTCTTGGACATCTACCGTTCGCGCGCGTGGGGCAGGCTCAGGCTATTCATTGGTTGTCGACGGACTGCCCGGATCAGCTACCCCCTTGCTGGCTGGCTATTACGTGACGGTTGGCGATCAACTCATGCTCTTGGACGAAGATGTTGCCACGAGTGCCGCCGGTGTCGGAACCCTGCGGTTCCATAGCCCACTTCGACGAATTGTCGCGGACGATACCGTAATCGAAACGAGTAATCCGTGGCTGCTCGCGTGCTTCCCGCAGAACGCGCCGCCACTGACGCGCACGTTCGAACTGGCGCAAGACGGCTTCTCCTTCGACGTGATGGAGGCGTACTGATGGATGCCGCCACACTCGCCGCGCTCGGCCAGGAGATCGTCTACGTCCAGTGGTTCGCCTGGATGGATATCGAGGGCGATCCGGTGCGCGCCGTTTCGGGCGTGCAGGACATCGCGTTCGCGCCGGGCGAGACAGGCGATCCCGACCTCGACGGGTTCGTGTTCGAATCCGTGCCGAGCGAGCTGGTCGATATCAGCGACGTGGGCCACAGCGAAAGCGGATCGGAGACGGTCACCGCGCGCCTGTCCGGCCTGCCGGTCGAGGACGGCGGCCTGCTCGACATCGTCGGCCAGAAGGCGAAGTGGCGCAAGCGCGAGGCGCGCCTGTGGTTCCGGCTGCTGGAGCCGATCAACGACCCGCCGACCCGGTTCACGCCGCTGCCGATCAATCGCTATTACAGCGGGTATCTGGTCAATCTCTCGGTCGAGACCAGTGCTGACGAACAGGTCATTGCGGCAACGATCGAGAATTACCAGGCCGCGCTAAGCGCCGGGTCGGGCCTCACCTATCTCCACCAGAGCGAGTTCGATCCGGGCGACCGGAGTGCTGAGCAGACGCTCGCCGCAGCGAACGGCATGCAGAAGGCGGGCGTGCGCGGCGGCGTCTATCCGCCCGGTGGCGGCGGTGGCGGCGGAACGCGCGACTTCATGCCGAGACAGGTCGCGCGATGAGCACGCTCCTGCCCGATTGGGAAAACCGGTTGGCCGAGACGATAGCGCAGTGGCGGTCGCGTCCGTTCCGCTGGGACCGGGACTGTGGACGCTGGGCTGCGGCATGCGTGATCGCACAGACCGGTGTGGACCCGATCGCCGATCTTCGCGGGAAATACCGCACGAAGCGCGAGGCGCTGAAGCTGCTTGCCGAGACGACGATGGCCGAGCGGCTCGATGCGCTGTTTCCGCGCGTTCACCCCGCCCTCGCCCAGCGTGGCGATATCGCGCTGGCGCAGGGGACGTGCCTGGGTGTCGTCACCGGGGGAGAGGCGCTGTTCTATTTCGCCGATGGAGGGATGACGGCCCTGCCCCGCGCCGACTGGGACGCCGTCTGGGGAGTCGGGCGCGATGGGTAAGGTCGTCAAGACGGTCGGCAAGATCGCAGGCGTCGTCGCAGGGATAGCTGCCATCGCGACCGGCGTCGGCGCGGTGCTTGGCGGCACGATGATGTTCACGGCATTCGGCGGCGCCATCGCGGCCTCGACGATCGCTGCGGGAGCGGGTGCGGTTTCCGCGCTGGCAGGCATGCTGGCGGGCGGTTCGAAGATCCCGCAATCTGAAACCCAGCTTGGCCGCCTGCAGGCCCGCCTCGACACGCAGGCGCCGCGCAAGATCGTGCTGGGCCCGGTCACTGCCATGCCCGCCGACATCCGCTATTACGAGGGCAGCGGGACCGACGACGAGTTCGTCGATTACATCCTCGCCGTCGCGGGGCACCGGATCGGATCGGTCGACGAGATATGGTTCGAGGACGAACTGGCGTGGACCGCTGCGGGCGGCGTGCAGGGCATTTACAGCGGTTACCTGACCGCCGTCGACATCCGGCTCGAAGGCACGGCGGCGAACACCATCGCGATCAATGGCGGCACGCGCTGGGGCGCGGACGACCGGCTGACCGGCTGCGCCTATCTTCGCCTGCGCGTGAAGCGCACGGGCAAGGACGACAAGGAGCAATCCCCGCTCGCATCCGGCCTGCCCGGCCGTGTGACGATCATCGGCGCGGGCATGCCGATGTACGATCCGCGCTTCGACAGCTCGGTGGGTGGATCGGGTACCCAGCGGATCGACGACCAGGATAGCTGGGGACCGAGTTCGGGCAACCTGATCATCCAGGCGCTTAACGTGCTGATCGGATGGCGGATCGCGGGGCAATTGTCGGTCGGCGCCGGACTGCCTGCCAAATATCTCGACCTCGACAGCGCGATGACGGCCGCCAATGTCTGCGACGAGGCGATCGCGCTTGCCTCCGGTGGATCGCAGCCGCGCTATCGCGGCGCGGGCGCGTTCAACTCCGGCGACGCGCCCATGAACATCGTCGGCGCGCTGCTGGCGGGATGCGCGGGCGACCTGCTCGACAGCGATGGGCGCCTGAGCTTCCTGATCAAGGCCAACACGCTCGCCCTGCCTGCCGTCACCTTCGACGATCACGACGTCGTCAGCGCGGCGCGGTGGGACCCGATGGGCGGTCAGACCAATCTGCCGAACATCATCGCCGGATCGTTCGTGGATCCCGGCGCGCTCTACCAGATGGTGCCCTACCCCTCCGTCAAGCTGGCGAGCGAGGACGGGATCGAGCGCACTGCGTCGGTCGATTTCGGCGTGGTCGAGAACGCGGCACAGGCCGAGCGGCTTGCCAAGCAGACGCTCCAGCGGATGCAGTATCCCGGCACGTTCAGCGCCGAATACAACATGAAGGGCATGGCCGCGACGATCGGTTCGATCGTGTGGCAGACTTATTCCCCGCGCGGATGGTTGGACAAGCCGTTCCGCGTCGTGAGCCAGAAGCCGAGCCGTTCCGGGCGGATCGCGCTGGTGCTGCGCGAAGAGCACGCCGATATCTACCGCTGGGCTGCGGAGGACAGCGCCGCGGTGCAGGCGGCCGAACCGGTCGGGTTCGATCCGCGCAATGCCGGGCCGATCCTGCTGGCGCGCAAGGCGTCCGAGACGGCGAACTGGCCGCAGGTTTCGGACCCGAACGGGACGAAGCCGGAAGACAACGCGACCCTCGGCGCGACCCTGCCGGAACCGGGCAGCGGCGAAACCGGAAATCTGCACAAGCCGGGCGGCGCGCCGTGGCTGCCCGACGAACTGGCGAACCGCTCGCTGCTCCTGCGCCCCGCGAAGGACGGGTTCGCGATCGGACTGCCCGGCGGCGACCTGATCAGCCAGATCCGCACCGTCGATACCGGCGCGGCCGAGGCGAGCGCGCTGGGAGTGCGCGATCGCGAGCTTGCCGAGATGGGCGAGCGGATTATCGAAGTGCTGGCCCAGCGGCGCAGCATCGATCGCAATCTGCGCGATGCCGGTATTGCAATCGACCCGGCAAGCGGCATCGCGCGCTTTTATGCGTTGGAGCGCACTGACGAGCGCGTAACCGATTTGTCGATCACCGTCGATGCGCAAGCGGGTCTGATCGAACAACGCGCGACGCGGACCTATGTCGACAATGCGATCGCGCTCGCCGTTCTCGATCCCAGCCAGGTGCCGGTATTCGGGCAGCTGGAAATCCGGATCGGCGAGGCCGAGACACGGCTCGACGCTGCCGAGGCCGCGATCACCCAGCGCGCGACGCTGATCCAGCTGACCGCCGCCACCGGACGGATCACGACCGCCGAACAGCGTCTCGATGCCGTCGAGGGGCTGGTGCAGACGAAGGTCGAAAGCACCGAGTTCGACCAGCTCGCAGATCGCGTGACGACGGCGCAGCAGGACATCGAGGCATTCGGCGATGCGGCGAGTGTGCGCGAGAGCGTGACCGCGGCGACCTACCTGCCCCGCACCCAGCGCGAAGCCGACGAGCGCGCGGTGATGACGCTGGCGCAGCTGCGCGCAGCCCAGCGTGAAGCGGCGGCGGCGGTGGCGAGCGCCCGGCGCGAACTGACCGTGTTGACGAATGACGGCCTTTCAGCCGAAGCTCGCGCGCGTTTGGAGCTTGCCGTCCGAACTGGGCAGAACGCAGCCTCCATCCTCGCCGAGCAACAAGTCCGAAGCGACACATTCGGATCGCTCGCGCGCGAGGACAGTCGGATCGAAGCCAAGGCCGACGCCGCCAGCGCCAGCGTCGCACAGGAAGTCCAGAACCGGATCGCGGCACTGAATGCCGAAGCCGAAGACCGTGTCGCTGCGATCAATGCGGAAGCGGTCGCGCGCGGCGAAGCTCTGACCACGGAGCAGCAGGCTCGCATTGATGCAGTAAATGCCGAGCGGGACGCGCGGATCGCCGCTCTCGCGCAGGAGGCGCAGACGCGCGAGGCATCGATCAGCTCGGTCGACCAGGCGCGCATCGACGGCGACGCGGCGCTGGCGCAGAGCCTGCAAGAGACAAAGACCCGCGTCGGCGCGAATGAAGCTTCGGTCACGACGCTTTCGGAAAGCGTTGGCGGCTTGCGTGCGCGGCACGGTGTCCGCCTCGACGTGAACGGGCGCATCCTGGGCTGGGAGGCGTTCAACGACGGTGAGACCGGCAGCATCGTGTTCGTTTCCGACCTTTTCGCCATTGTCGACCCGGACGGCGGCGACCGGACCGAGTACGCGGACGGCGTCTGGCGCATCTATGCCGGCGAATTCATGAAAGCTATCGGCTCGGGCTTCGGGACGAACGGGCAGTTCGTCGACTGGTACGGCCCGGCCTGCCCGATCGCGGAATGTTCCGAAGCGAACGCGATCTCCTACCAGCGGCGCGACGGTTCGGCCTATTTCGGCGGCACACTGTCGGCAGGCATCACCAAGAACGCGGCGAAGACGACCAGCATTGCGCCAGACGCCTTCGTCGCGACCGGCAAGGTGGGATCGCGCGGCGGTGCGCGGGTCGTGGTGCTTTCCTACTCCTATACTGGGTCGCAGCGCATGACGGGCGCCTGTCCGGTCCCCTCGGGAAATTCGGCAGCGTCGGTCGGCCTGTATCGCGGAGAAACCTTGATCGGCACTCTGCAGACGAACGGCTCCGTCACTTGCGCGCCCGGCAATGGCCAGAGCGAACCCGGCGAATGGCGCGAGACGATCGCCGGATCGATCACCGTCACCGACAATAGCGGCGGGCTGGAGGTCGAATACACGGCCCGCCTGCTCTCCCGAACACGCGACAGCGCGGGCGCAGGGGCCGATCCGGCAGCCGCACTGCAAGTCGAGCAAACCATCAGCATCGTTCAGACCGAGGAATAGAGCATGCCCTATTACAAGACCGGCACCGTCAGCCTGACGAATGGCAGCGACATCGTTACCGCCGAGGGCGGCGCTAACTGGACGAGCGCGCAGGTGCGCGTAGGCGACGGGTTCATCGGCCCGAACAACACGCTGCACGAGATCGTCGAGGTCGTCTCGCCGACGCAATTGCGTCTGGCCCGCGCATATGTCGGCGCCGGTGGGGCCGGACAATCCTATGCCATCCAGCCCAGTCAGGCGCCGATCCGTGACCTGTACACGGCGGTGAACTCGCTCGTCGTCGAATATCGCGGGATCGCCGACGGCGCAGGTCAGGGCATGTTCGGGGACGGCACCGTCGCTGCGCCGGGCATCCGGTTCGTGGCCGACCAGGACACCGGATGGCGCCGGGTCGCCAGCAATTCCATGGCTTTGGTCACCGGCGGGGTCGACCGCCTGATCGCCGATGCCGAGGGGCGTATTACGGTGCCGGGCCCGTTCCGACTTTCCGGCGATCAGCTTCCGGCTATCGATCTTCTTCGCAACGGTGTCGGTCAGTGGCTTGTCGGCGGGACCGGTGTTGCGGGCGACAATAGCTGGGCGGTCCGCTTCAACCAGGCCGATCCCTACTTGAAGCTCGATACGGCAGGAAATCTGTTCATCGGCGGCGCATCGGGGGCCGAGCACCGTATTCGCAAGGCGCAGCAGAACGACAGCGGCCAACCGATCCTGCACGTCATGGGCGATACCGCGCTGGTGGCTTCGTTCTTTGCCGTGACCGGCAGTCAGGGCTCGACGGCGAACGCCGCCCTTCGTGCCGCGACGGACGGGGTGACCGGGCGATCGATCAATAGCGGCGGCACAATCAACGCCAGCGGGGCCGACTATGCCGAATATGTCCGCAAGGCGGATGGCTGCGGCACGATCGAGAAGGGCGATGTCTGCGGCATCGATCGCGACGGACGACTGACCAAAAGCTGGGCGGAGGCGGTGAGCTATGTCGTGAAGTCGACCGATCCCAACCTGGTCGGCGGCGATAGCTGGGGGGCCGACGTCGGGCCTCGCCCCGAAGCGCCCCCACCGCTCGCGCCCCAACCGGGCGAGCCCGTCGCGCCCGAGCCGTTCGCCGAACCTGCGCCCCATCAGGCCGAAAGCGAAAGCGAAGGCGCGTTCGCGGTCCGGGTCCACGAGTGGGAACAGGCTCGGGACGCCGCGAACGCTGCGTTCGAACGCTACGCCGCGGCGATGGAAGCCTACCCGGGCGCGCTGGCAGCGTGGATGGCCGAAGAGCGCGCGCACGTCGCCGCGACGGCGGATTACGATGCTGCGCTGGCAGATTGGGAAACGGCCTTCGAAGCCGAGCGCCGGAAGGTCGACCGGATCGCCTTTTGCGGGGTCGTGCCGGTGAATGTCTCGCCCGAAGTCCTCGCGGAGTGCGTGGCTGCAATCGCGAGCGGCGAGCGGGTCTATCTTGTCGCGACTGCGAACGGCGGCGGGATCGCGGCGAAGGCGGTGCGCAAGAGCGCCATGACGCTGGCCGATCACCTTGACCGCCTCGGACCGGTCTGGCGGATCGAGGACGAGCGCCCGGTTATCGACGTGCAGCACGGGTGATCGGCGATGGACCAGATCGACTACGCCCGGTTTGTCCCGCTGCTGGTGGACACGATGGTGTTTACCTTCCGCGTGCTGGCAGGCTCGCTCGCCATTATCCTCGCCATGCTCTGGTGGCGGCTGCGCCATGTCGCGGAGCGCCCGGCCTATTCGCGGCATCTGAACGACATCGCCTGGAACTGGGCGCAGGCCGGATGCGTGATCGGAGCAGTCAGCTTCATCGCGCTCGACTTTGAGTATCGCAACATCACCGGCCAAGGGATCGCCGATATCATGGTGATGCTGGTCTGGTGGTGCTGGGCCAACGCTATGACCGTGCGTCTTGCCGCCCGGGCCGACCGCCCGCGCTTCGTCTATCTGGGCGCTACAATCTTCGTGATCGCCGCGCCCCTCTATACGCTGTGGACCGGTGGATGATCGCGCAGGCGTTCGCGGTCGGGGCAAACTCGGCGGGCAAATACGCAGCGCCAGGCGGTATCTTCGCGCTGCTGTCGCAGATGACGATCGGCGGGATCAGTCTCGAGCTCGTCGGAGCAATCGTGATCGGCCTGATCGCTGGCGCGGTGATCCGGGTCTCGCTCCTTGTGCAGATGGGCGCGGGAAAGGCGCGGATCCAGCGTGACCTGCGCGTCTCGTCGCTCGCTGCGCTGGCGAATTTCATCATCGCAGGAATTCTGGTCGCGGTCGGCTCGCTGGCGGTGCCGGGCTTCCCCGAACTCGCCGCGGCGGGTGTCGGCCTGGTGGTCGGATTTCGCGGCAACGACAACGTGCCCGACTTCGCACGCAAGTGGATGAAAGTTGATGTGGAGGACGTGCGCAAAGGTCTGTGGGATGTGACCGCCCCGCCCCGCGACATGCCCGAGGACTTGGACAAACTGACGAAGAGGTTGGACGATGACGAAGCGTAAGGCCGTGTTCGACGCGGTGCGCCGAATGCTGGGGCGCGGATTCAGGCCCGACGAGGTGACGGCGCTCGATGCCGTGCTGGACAGCGCGATGGTGCCCGAGGCGCCGAGTGCACCGGAAGATCGCAAGGTGCCCGCGCAGACAAGCGCTAGCGGCATCGCCTTGATCCATCGGTTCGAAGGCTTCGCGAAGGACGTTGGCGGCGGTCTGGTGCAGGCCTATCCCGATCCCGGCACCGGCGGAAAGCCGTACACCATCGGATGGGGCACCACGACGGACGAGAACGGTGCGCCGATCGCGAAAGGTACAACTTGGACCCACGACCGCGCCAACCGGCGCTTCGTCCAGCACCTTGGACAATTCGAGCGCGAGGTCGTGCGAGCGCTAGGCAGCGCCATCAACGGGACCAGTCAAGCGCAATTCGATGCGTTGGTCAGCTTCCACTATAACACCGGGGCGATCGCGCGGGCCACGCTGACGCGCAAGCACAAGGCCGGAGACTTCGCGGGCGCGGCGGCGGAGTTCGCGCGATGGAATCGGGCGGGCGGGCGCGAGATGGCCGGGCTGACCCGGCGGCGCGCGGCGGAGGCGGCGCTGTATCGGGAGGGTTCGCGATGACTCTCGCAGAAATTCTCCCGTGGCTGATGTCCGCGATCACGATCTACATGACCGTCCTGGCGGGCAACAAGCATCGCTTTGCATGGGCGGTTGGGCTGTTCAATCAAGCCCTCTGGCTCTCTTGGATAATCATAACGTCTACATGGGGCCTTATTCCAATGAATATCGCGCTGTGGATCGTGTACGCACGAAACCACTTGCGATGGAGCGCTGACCGGGAAAAAGGGTCAGAAGTACCGCCTGATAAACCAGTGACCCCGAAATACACGGCGGCCCGAAAGGGCGGGCATCTGTTAGGTCAGGCCAGCGCTTCGAAAACCGAAGGTGCGAGATTAGCGCGCATCAGATCGGAGCACGCGCCATGACCTTCCTCGCCCGCTGGCTCGTCAGCCGTAATCCCGCCATGACCCTCGCCCACGCCAAGCGCCTCGCAACCGGTGGTCTAATCCTGCTCGGCATCGTCCTGCTCGTCGGCGGCGTGCTGCTCTGGGATCACTTTGACGACCGCGCCGTGGAGCGAAAGGTCAACCTGGAGCGCGACAACCGGGATTTGCGCGCCAACATCGAAGCGAACGAGACCGCAGGCATGTCGAAGGTCGAGAGGGACACGCGTGAAACTGCCGAGCAAGAGGAACTGACCGATGAAGTGGACGAAGCCGATGCTGCTGGTCGCAGCGCTGCCGACGATCTGTGGAACGGCGGCTTGTTCGACGACTAGGCCCGACCTCGGGCTGGACCGGGCCGTCACCGCGACGTGCCCGCGCTCGATAGCGGCGCCGGGTGAACTTCCGGCTAGCGAGGCGTTCACCCTGCCCGATGGCCGCGTGGTCGTGCCGATCGGCAATGCGGTGGAGCGGGAGAACATGCTGCTGCGCGGGGCACTGGTTTATCGGGATGGGTATCGGGCTTGCCGGTCGGTGGTGATCTATACCGAGGAGCGGGATGCGGTCTTGAAGGGCGAATAAAGCAGGAGAGTGATGATGCGCGAAGGCTATGTGGACATCGAAGGTGTAGGCGGCATCGAAGGCTGGGGTGGCGATTAGAACCCCTGCTCCCCCGCCGGTCGGCTCAGATAAAGCCTCGGTATCTCGACCATATCGTCCTCCTCCCAATAGGCCACGATATCCATCGGAGCGCGTGACCCTTCCTCCCATTCCCAACACGATCCTTCGCCCATATTGATCCAGTGTTCGGCGGGCATGGTGTCGCGGCGGGTCTTGCTGCCGATGCGGAACATGACGGCGGGCTTGCTGCGAGGATCGACCGGACAGCCTTTGCCGTTGTGGGCGGTCCATCCGACCGGGACGCGGGGCTTGGAGGGGGATCGGCGGCGGACCATGACGCTTGCTGGCACGAATCCGGCCCGGTAGGCTAGCGCTAAGTGGGATCGGTATTGGCGGGGGCATCGGTGCGATTAGGTTGCGCGCCTCTCTGCTTTGGCGGCAATCGCCTCGACCGCCGCGATCCGCTCTCCGATCCAAGTCACGACATTGATCGCCTTGCTGTTCCCATAGGCCTTGTATTGCGGACCGTCCGGGCATTGCTCGGCAGGCTTTCCGCGCCATGGAATGCGGCACCAATCGTCGGGGAAGCCCTGTAGGCGGGCGCATTCTGTGGGGGTGAGGCGACGGACGCGCCAGTTCGCAGCGACGTAGCTGCGGCTCGACCCGCCTGATGCGGCGCGAATGTTGGCGGTGTCGTGTGGACCTTCCGGCATTGCCCCGCCCTGGCGACCGCGCATGTCGAAGGCGACGGCGTGAGGCTGACCTCCACCGCTCTTGCTCGGCACCTGTAGTGTCGGACAGAGATTCTCCGCCCATTTCGGTTCTTGCTGGGTGGCGAGACCATAGCACGGCACGATAGGCGTCCCGCGCCCCGTTCCGTCCTCGCTGGCATCGAACCCCTCGCCGCGCAGCGCATGGGCGACAAATGTCTCAACCTCGAAATCCTGCCTCCGCCCGTGCGCAGCGAGCGCAGCGGCAACCGGGACGGGGCCGGAAGTGTTCCCGCCGCCGAACGCCTGGGGGACTAGCCCTCCGTCGCAGTCGAAATCGGTTCCGAGGCCACCACCGCCGCGAGTGCGCGCTGCAAGAGTGGGGGCAGCTCCTTCCCCCGCTTCTCGGCGCGGCGCAGGATTCCCGCGCAGGCTTTCGCGGTCAAATAGAACCGCGCGGGGATCGACTCCACCGGCTCCAGAATATCCGACAAGGAACACACGGCGGCGGCGCTGGGGGACAGCTCGTCCGAACCGGCCCACTCGCACATATTGAGCGTCCAGCACTCGGTAGGCCCACCGGAACCCGCATTCCCCCACGAGCCGGAGGAAGGTTCCCATCGTTCGTCCTTCGTCGTGCGACAGGACTCCGGGGACATTCTCCCAAACGATCCAGCGGGGCCGAAGTCGTTTAGCCAGCGCCAGAAACTCAAGGGTGAGGTTGCCGCGCGGATCTTCCAGTCCCGCGCGCTTTCCTGCGACGCTGAACGACTGACAGGGGGTTCCTCCGACAAGAAGGTCGATTGGGCCGACATGATGTTTCTCGATCTTGGTGAAGTCCCCGAACAGGGGGATGGTGTTGCTGCCCTCGCGCCATTGGTGTTCGTCGAACTCGACCGGCACGGCGCCAAGGCGATGCTCCAGCACGGCGCGAGGGAAGGGCTCAATTTCGCTGACGCCGGCGCAGGTCCAGCCAAGCGGGTGCCAGGCTTGCGTGGCGGCTTCGATTCCGGAGCAGACTGACAGGTAGCGCAGGCTTGCCCCACCCCGCTCGGTGTAGACGCCGTGTTCGTTGGGGGTGGTGGTCATGCGGCGCGCATCCTCTTGCGGGCATTGTCCAAATGCCCAAAGATAGCGGACCACTTGTCACGCTCTTGGCTGGCGCGCTCGCAATCATCCCGCCGGACCTCCGCTTCAGACAGCGCCAGATTGATCAACTGCTGAAAAAGTCTGTCGTTCATGCCGCTAAATCCTTCGCGTTGATCGAGCATAGAAGGTCGCACACGGGCGCGATGGCTTCGGCGGTAGGAAAGTCTTCGGGAATATCGTCGATATAGCCGCGAATGACGATCCGCTTGCCGTCCTCACCCTTCTCTTCGCGCATTACCGCCAGCATGACGCCTAGTTCGCGCGCAAGCGCCGCTGTCTGCGCGAAGCGGTCAGGGAAGCACTTTCGATAGAGCGCCCAATATCTCGGCGACTGCGCTTTCGAGCATCCATATTTGAGGCAGTTCGCGTTCGGAAACCCCATCGCGTAGGTGCGCGGCTGCTTGATCCCTGCCCCTTCCAAGAGCGCGAGGCAGTTGGCTTTCGTAATTTCGCGCTCGATCAACGGCGTCGAAAAGCAACCGGGCCGGAAGTCGTCAGCAAGTCGCTCGGCGCGCTGCACGTCCGGAAGATCGGCGGTGTAGCCGAAGACGTTAATGTCACCATGCTGCTCGAAATTGAGGCGCGGCACGAATTTCATTTCCCGGCTGCATGGCGCTCCAGCGTGGCCAGCCATGTATCGGCGCTTCGACCAGACATCGAACGTGCTGTCGTAGGTTTCCGACTTGATGACGGTTATCGGACATCCGAACCACTCTTCGCACTCCGCCCGGAAGCGATAGTTGTCCTCGTCCTCCGCGCCGGTATCGCAAATCACGACTGGTCCAGCGTCCGCACCATGCTCCTGAATATCCAGCTTCGTCGCAACCGCGCTGGCGGCTCCGTCGCTAAACCAGCGAACGCGGCGGCTCATACCCCGCACCCCAATCTGCGGAGAAACTGCGGTAAAAAGTGCCGATGTTCCGGCCCTGTTTCCGCCTCGTTCCGCCCTACCCGCGCACTGGAATGGCGATTTTCTGGGGTTTTAGGGCTATGTCCCTGCGTTGACATCGTAGTGCTACGGGCGCGCGGGGTAGCTCGCAGAACGAGGTCCGCAACTATTTCGCAAGTCCTGACGCCTGTTCCGGCCATGTTCCGCCGTTGCGTGCCACGAAAGCGGATTGCCTGTTGCGCTAAAAGCGGGCGAAACCTAAGGGCTTCGGCGTGTCGGGGAGTAGCGCAGCCTGGTAGCGCATCTGCTTTGGGAGCAGAGGGGTTATCATAGGTCATTGGCAGCTTTCCTGCGGGTCTCAGTGGGGATGGTGTCGGCAGGTTCGCAACTATTTCGCAACTCGGCGGCAACCAGCCCTTCGCGGACCTGCCCTTCGCCGGGATGGAAATAACGCTGCGTGGTCTTGAAGTCGGAATGGCCGAGAAGCCGGTTCGCCAGCTCGATGCTGCCCGTCCGACTCGCAGCGGTGTGGCGGTTGTCGTGGAAGCGATACCCGTCGAGCCCAGCGTCCTTCACGGCCTTGCGCCACTTACGATCCCAGCCCTGCGCGCTGAACGGATAGCGGTGACCTTTCACGCGATGCACCCGATCCTTTCGGCGCGGGCTCGATCGCTCTGCAACATAGGTGAATACCTGAGCGCAGACCTTGGGCTGGTTGGCGATGATCGCGATCATGGCAGGCGTGAGCGGGAAGCTATGCGGCTTCTGCCCCTTGGCCCATACCGTGGCACGCCCGGCCTTCATGTCCACATCAGCCCAGCGCAATGTGACGATCTCGCTTTTGCGCTGGCCGGATAGCAGGGCGAACGCGACGAGCGGTCGCAGGCTTTCGTGTAGCGCGGCGAACAGCCGATCCTCTTCCTCGCGCGTCAGCACGCGGGTGGTCGGCGCCGGTTCGCGCAGCTTCGTTTCGCGCCAAGCAATGGCCGGAGTATCGAATCCTCGCGCCTCATGCCATTCGATCACGCGCCGGAGCAGCGCCGTCTCGCGGTTCACGCTGCTGTTCTTCACCTTGGCCCGGCGCCGCGCGATGTAGCGATCGATGTCGGGGAGCCTTAAATCCTGTAGGGGCTTCGACTTTCCAAACCCGCTGGACAAATTGGCGAGCTGATAGATCACGGTCGCATGACTGCGCAGATGCTGACCTTTCGCCAGCCACCAGGCGTCGCAAGCCGCGTCCAGCGTGATCGAAGGCTTGACCTCCTCGCCTAGCGCCGCCCGCCGCCGCTGTCCGGCTTCGTAGCGCTCCGCGTCCCGGCGCGAAGTGCATCCCGTCGAGCCGTAATACCGATGACCTTTGAACTGGAAGCTGTAGTGCCAGAACCTGCTCTTCTTCGGCTTGTGGAGGGACATGACGGATTATCCTGGCGAGTTTGGCGTTCGATGTATTCCGCAAGGTCATCCTCGCGATAGGCGATGACGCGCGGCGTGACCTGCACGTAGCGGATGTTGCCCTTGGCTCGGATCGCACGCAAGGTTCGAGCCGCGATGTGCAGTCGCTCGGCGGCTTCGGGTTCGGTGAGAAGGTCGGGTGCGCTCATGCCCCATCCTTACTGGATAGGTGGGCGTCGAAGTCAGGATACCATTCGGTGAACGGCATGGCTTGGCGTCCGCCGGGGCTGTTTTCCCATCCGCCGTATTCGGTCATCTGCTGCCAGCGACCCTTGATCCCCATGCGGAATTGTTCGCTCTTCGGGCTGTAGGCCTTCCAGCGAACGGGGACGCAATAGACCGCTTGATAGACCTCGCCATCGCGCGGCGGCTCACCTGTGCGTCTTGCCAGCCTATCCCCTTCGGTATGGGATTGGTGGAGGGCGGCGAGGATGGTGGCGAAGTCGAGAGATGCCGCTACGTTTGCAAGGGCCGCGACTGCGCCAGTCTGCACGCAAGGAAACTCGCCAGTTGATATCGCAACCTGTCCAACGCCTGCTAAGCCGTTATCCATCCAAAGCGCGGATCGCCCAGGCTGACTATCGCTCTCCATTGCGATGATCGGTAGACCATGAAGGTTTCGTTTCGCGGCGGCTACCTGTTCGGCCTTCTCGCGAAGCCTCTCTC